GATCACCATAGTGCGTGAGCTATCGATGTTTGGATTGATGACCTGTGCGCTTGCGTCATCCCACTGGCCTTGCACATCAATGGTGTGAAATTGCTGATTGAAGGTGCGCTTGATGTTCAGGCTGTCGATGTTGTTGCCCGTTTCTAGGCCAATGTTGCTGATAGTTGCATGTGCGGTGTTTTCAATGATCAACACGCCATTACGCTCAACCAACATAAAGCCTTGCTCTCGAATCAGTTGAGCTACGTTCTCTACAGGGGATTCCGCATTTATCTGAAACTCGGGGATGACCGGCATACTCTTCACCAGGCTTTTCACTTTCAAACCATATGGCTTGGCGACATGGCGAAGTAGCTCTTCCACGTTCAAGTTATAAAGTGCATCCATCGTGATGCGTGAATCAATCATGTTGGCACTCTTCGAGCGGCCAGAAATGGAAACAGCGTGAGCGCTTGAATCGGTATTGACATCCACACCATCAATCTGACCAATCAGAATCGACTTGTCGTTAAGGAAGAACTCGACCGATAACGTGCTTTCAATACTCATAGGCTCAATTGAGCAACTGAACGTGTGAGCCAGCTGTTCAATGGAGTAGTTGAGATTCGCTTGATAGAAGGCTCGCGGCTTGCCATCAATGTGCATCGTTAGCGTGTTCATGACACATCCCTCACTGCAATGTCACCACGAATGAATAGCGGGTGCTGCAGTGCATTCATTTTCGTGATGACTTTTTCTTGAGTGAACTCATCGTGTGCAATCGTCAGCGCAGATTGAAAGCGTGGTGACTGCACCGTTCTATGGGGCGCGGTACCGCTGACCACCTTATCTTGCTGAACCTTCACATTGCTTTTCAATGTCGTGACTGCGTCGAACAGCTCAATGCTTTCAAGCGTCGATACTTGGGTGGTCTCTTTGATACGCTCATCGATACCGACAATCAAAGTAGACAGATCATTCTTGATGGTTTCAGGTTGCTTAGCCGATTGCGTAATATCAAAGCGGTCACCTTTCTCTAGGTGTGTGATGTCTTTGTTCATCTTCACTGCGCCCGTCACCATTTGCACATTGTGGTGCTGAGTTGGCGTGTCCGGTTTGACTTCATTTAACAGTAAAGCTTGAGCACTGCGCGAGTTGTCTACCGCTTCATTATTTGAATTAGGCTCAGCTTGAACACCATCGGCCACCGCATTCACTGACGTAGAAAACAGATCAGCGAACTCAGTGGGGTTGGTGCTGAGGCTACTCACTGCGGAAAATGCTTTATTGATGGCGTAGTTAATGTCTTGAAGGTTTTCATCTTCGAGGTTCAAACGGTTGGTGATGTCGACCAACACGTTCAATGCGCTGGTGACATCACTTTGAACCCTGTGAATGTCCGATACATCCAAGCCGTTTACTTCTGTTACGAAAGAACGTTTCGACAAGCTCTCGACTATGTTGGCCTGCGTTTTTGTACGAACTGAAGTAGGAGCAGTGATTGATGGGGAAGAACCAGCGCGAGCAAACTTCAGACCCAGCGTGACCAAGCCTTTTTTTGTACTGATGCTTTGCGATACATCTTCAAAGACAAGCGGCAGCTCACCCAACCAAGGATGTTCTAGCTCACCCGTTGGTGTTTCTTCTAGGTTTTTAATGATGGCATTGGCATCGGCCAGAGAACTAGAACCTACGAACACCGTTTCAATCGTGTAGGTACGGGCTTTTGTGCCCATGACTTTGATGTGTGGTAGGTCAGCGTAGGGGATTTCGCTCACTTGCAAGCGCTTACCACCATCAAAGGCGGTCGAGAGGATGTTGAGCTTAAGCCCATTCCATCTAGCGTGCTCGTACTGTCGTTCCCACATCAAAAAGCCACCAACTACAGAAGAAAATCAGAATTGCGCAGCGAGAATAAAATGAGTGATGGAGTTGGACGCTCAGGCCCTGTTCGGACTCACCCACCCCTCCACACCAAAATTCCACACTGCAATTATGCGATCTTAGAACCGCATTTCATTTCGGTAGTTGTATTGGAACACAGCCCCCGATGTATCTACATCGAGGGCTGTTTTAGATAGGGGATTTAGAGATCGTCTGAGATCGTTTTTGTGCGTTTTATTAAACCTTATGATCAAGGCAGACGAATGTAGCAATTTTTGTCTAATCGAATATATAGGCTTTAAATGAAAAGCCTTCTAACATCGTTAAATTTGCCCCCAGAGCTACTGCGATAAGGCAGCCCATACCTAACCAAAATGAGGGGGTTTTTGAAAGACCAACAAAAAACAGAGCTCTCCCTCCCTGTTCGCTAGATACCGACTGATCATGATTATAGATTTGACGTTGGCTACTTAAAGAGTTCCCCAATATCAATATAAATATAACCGATATAGACGCGATTTCAGCTGAATGTTTACCAAATTGAAGAGCTGTAATTGCAGCAGTAAAGCAGAGAACACTGATGATTTCATTTAAGTATTCATACCATGAGTACAACTTTTTACGAGAGTCTGACGATTCTAAGTCAGAATCTGGCTCAAGGGTTTCGTTAATGTAAACTTTTCGGTCCCTTCTGTTTGGTGTGTGTGTATTCTTGTGAGTGTCAGATTTTCCCCTAATCAAATTAAGACCGACAAGCGTCAGTAAAGCTACAACTATATGGCTAAAAGCTACCCACCACTTAGATGTATTATCATAGCTAGCATAGGATGTGTATGTAGAAAATATAATCAATAAAGACCATACGCCCAAAACACAAATACTAATCCATTGATTAATTTTAGAAACAGAAGTCGATTTTGGGCCTGTGAAATGCTTTTCGATAAAAGGCATTTTTTTGTAGGGTCTTTCTAACAAAGTCTTATACAGTGGACCAGTGACTGCATCTTCTAAAAGGTCCATATGGTTCTCCCAGTTTTCCTGCCAGTATTTACTCCCACGGTTGACTCTATGCCACCCAAAAGTAAAAATTAATCCTATACTCGCAAGAATCATGGAAAGAAATTTATTGTGGGGCATTGCAGTAGAAGCCAAAACTGAGAAATACCCAGCAAAGGTAACAGCAATCAAGGCCCAAAAATAAGTTGCTCTTTTCCAGTACATTTCAATTTCGAATTTTCTGGTATCCGCTACCTGATAGAATGCAGTCTCTAGTTTGTCCATATCGAGAGGCTCTATTCCAAAATCTTTTTTGTATTTTTGCTGAGAAGCCTTTTGCTTATTATCCATATTTGTATTTCGAACCTTATTAAACCTGTATACGCCGTACGCCGGTAGCGTCTAGTTTCATTTTTAGCTTTGATGCTGATTATAAAGAAATTTACTACATTAACTTGATGCTTCCTCTTAACTTTTATCATTTAACTTTCGTCGTATTGATTCAGCTTACGAATGGCCAGCGATAGTATTCTTCGTGTTAGATCCGTTCGAAATGGTTTGGCTGAAATCTGGAACTCGCCATACTTTGCTTTAAGTATTCGTAGGACTCTTCCATCTGATTAACAAAACGAGGCTTGAACGCTGCAAAGCCTCGTTCTAGAGGCATTCTTTTAGTGCGGTCAAAGATTTGATAAAGGTAGCTTTGTGAACACTCTTCAATATGAACGCTTGAGTAGGGCCTTTTTTCAATTATTTTAGCGTAGAGTTGATCGTCTTCAATGAGGTTGTACTGGTCACCTGTCACATCAAACACATGACCGTCAATCTCTAGCCAGACATGGGAGACCATCTTTTCACCTAAGCCAGTGACCATGGTAATTTCAACATCATCCAATAGTTGAAAGTAGTGGTAGGTTAGTAATAGTGACGCAAACTTACAGTTCATTATTGGGAAGTTTGGGGTTGGATATATGGAAGGACCTTTACTGCACAACTCCATAGCATAGCGAAGTGATAGTGCTTCTTTTCTCAAAAGCTGAATGCGTTCCATCGTTAAACCTAACTTTATAAGTGAGTATTAATAGGTTTCAGTCGACAGAGAAAAAGACTGCCTTGTGCTTTTTCAGCAGTGTCCATGAAGAAACCAACTCATTTATATAAGAATAATTCGTTTCATCAAAGCAATTAATTACATATGCATTGCCAGAGTGTCCACCCGATACTTGGCTATCAGTAAGTAGGAATGTCAACATCGCGCCATTCGGTAGCGCTAACGGGTTACCAGATAAGCTCAGTTCTTGTGAACACCCTAAATCAATAACATGGTTGCGGATTCTTTCGCTATCACAGGTCGAAGCGGATAAGAAAATCTGGTTCTCGTTTGTTTGCATAGCATCGTGCAGTGCTTCTTGAGCAAAGTATAAATCCATTGAGTTTCTATTCATCATCACACCCTATATGCCTTCAGTAACATCTCATCCATTTTGTTCAGCTTACGCACGGCCAATGACACGCGTTTGCTGGATACGCCAGTTCTTAGTGAAGCGAGCTCGTAAGAATAGCCAGACTCGAACACCAGTTTTACTGCTTTACGAGTTTGTTCTGGCATATCTCTTTTTGAGATCACTTCAAGCAAAGCATCAAGGCGCTTTTTAGGAATAAGGTTCATTTATTCAAAATATCCGTAGTCTAGACTGCTTGTTTTAAGTGCTTGGCTGTTCTGATTAAAATATATCGATTTGGTTCACATCACCTTTGCACAGCTCGGGCTGTAGTTCTGAGCTTGGCTTTTGGCCCGTCGGTTCGATGAAGTGCGAGAACGACGTATGCGCTACAAACACTTTTCCGCAATTTAGGTTTAAACATTGGCAATACAGCTCTCGCGTTTCAGAACTGATGGAACGTGAGGTCGCAATACGAGTTTTGCTTTCACATTTTGGGCATGTCACTAGCATTATTGTAATCTCCCTTCTAAATAATCTGCTTTGGCACTTTGCCAATAACTCACTTCATCCTCATCGGGTTCTTCGGGTATGTAAGGTTCGCCAAGAACCGATCGCCAATAAGCCCGCCGTTCTAAGAAGTGGTGATATTGCGCTTGATAAGTTTCATCTGCTTCTTGCTTTAAATCGCTACAATCGATATCACGACAAGTCATCGACCAACCTCTAGCACCAGCTGCCCACATTAAGAAGTTATCCATCCGCTCTTTGGCTTCGTCGCCGTCAAAAGTTATCGAGAACCGGTTACCACTAGAAGCGTGCATTTGCCGTGACTTCATTTCTTGCGTTGTTTTCTTAGCCGCATGTTCTAAGCGAATAATTCGTGACTGCAGTTTTTTGAGATGATCTTCAGGCTTGCCTTGTTGCTTGGCGATACTCGACGCTTTCACGGTTTGAGCTTTTTGCTTATTGATACGTGAGATTGTTCGCAGCAAAGGCTTTTTCCACTGTTCAAGCTTGTAACCTAATTCACGAATAACCGCTGTGATATTGTCGGCTTCAAACGAGGCGAGAGTTTCCCAACTTGGTGCGCGCGAGACTCTCGCTATGCTGTAGCGATTGCCCTTAATTAAACCTTGGTCAGCGTTATTCCCTTTGGCCGCGTAGCCCACTGCTTTGATGAGGTAAGTGCTGGCTGCTTTAGGTTGTCTAATTCTTTCGATATGTGCCATGCCATGACCCCATAGCGATTCCAAACGTTTAGCCCAATCTTTGAAATGCTTTTTATCGACCGTCCACTTCAACAACAGGTGAACGTGTGGGTTGGGTTCGCCATCTTCATTCATTGGGCTTTCGGCTACCCACATATAATGAAAATCTGCTTTCTCTCTATCAGGGCCGAAGGGTGAGGGCTTCGCTTTGAACTGCCCAGGAACGTAGTCACCATCTTCTGTGTACCAACCTCGGTGAAACATCTTTTTGCTGCCATCGAGAAAGCGGGAAGTTTCGCGCCCAATACTGGTATCGAGAGGTTTAATGATTTTGAATGGTTGCTTTGGTAACCGCGTATACAGGCCATCCTTGCCAGGAATAAGATCACCGGTATCTCGTTCAAACTCTACTGGAGTAAATGGGCCGTCAGCACCGATGCCTTCATCCATTGCGCCAAAGATGGCGTGACGTTGTGCCGGTGTAAAAGTCAAAGTCAGAAATGTAGTAAACCCTTCATGACATTGGGCAACATAAGCACCGCTCTCGAACATGTTAGAAACGCTCTTTGGTGTTAGCTTTTCCGTATAACGAGTACCCGAATTCGCCTCGGGTGCATTTCCTGCGGGAGTCTGGGTAACAATTTGGGCGCGCATTTGCCCAGACCAGTCTCGTTTTTGCAGTTGAAGAGATATTGGTGATAGCTTCCTCTCGAAAGGGGGCCTTTTCTCATGCTTCAGTGGTAAAACTCGCGCGGTATTTCGCTCTGTACTTGCGTATAACGCATCAAAGCTTTCATGGCCCATTCGGCTATCAAGTTCTGTCTTAGTGCCAATGGGCTGCCCGATAACCCTCATACGCTTGTTGATTCGAGCCAACTTTAAGCGCTTTTTCTCGTGTCGGACTTTTGCGTCCTTGGACAAGCCTAGTGTCTCCGGCCTTTCGGCCGCCGCTTCGCGGTCGGGTTTGGGGTTTGAATTTAGCCTTTTGAAATGTTCAGTTGCCAACTTAACATCTGTAACGTGTTTTGATTTTTGATTAAAAACACGGTCGTAAATAGGAAGAGATTTAACCACGCCAGAATCGAGCAATTGTTGTTCGTATTCTGTGTAGTGAGGAATTTTGGAACCTAAAAAACCAGCTTCATAGCTGGCATTAGCAGTTTTAACTTCATCAATAGGCCGGACAGCTCCGGCCACATGGTACAGAGTTTCAATCTTCATCTCTTATTGCTTCGCATCCCCTGGATTCGCATTACTTACCGAGCCCCAAGGTTCAGCGCACCCGTTTTCACTACACACATAATTCATTGGCTGAGAGTTGCCCTTAACACGCTTTTTAATGCCGTGTTTTTCGCGCAACTTCGACACTAAAAAGCGCGCTCGCTCTCGTTTCTTTGGATCTGGGTTCTCCATGCCTGCCATATCAGGGCAAGGCTTATGTATTGGAGAACTGATAGGCAAGTCAGCCGTCGATTTTGCAGGTCGAAAAGTCACGTCACTCATAATTCACTAAACTCCTGTGTGTCCATAATCATGTGGCCGCCAGTGTGATTGCCTTTTATGATCACGCCATTCATAACGTGTTCACAGTTCAACGCCTCGCATGCTGACTCAATAGCAAGTTTTGGCGTTTCAAACTCGCCTAAGTGAAGGGTCATTACCTCATTGGTTTCAGCGTGACGAACCACGCCGCCACCGCTATTCAAAGTTACCGCTATATAACTCAGCATCAGTTCGCCCCCACAGCTGACAAACAAAACTGTTCGAATTGATATAACGCTTCATCATCAAAGTGGCCTAGGTCACGTAGACCAAGCATTTCAAGAAACAGGTGGCGGTTACCCATATCTAAGCTAGTCCAGTGGTGAAGCTGTGAAACTTGTTCGATCGAACCGTTGCGATACCAACTAGGAAATGAATTCCCGAAAAACAAACGAGCACGTTCACCGTCCATTGCCTTTTTAATATCGGCTAATACATCAGCTTGAGAACGATGTGTTTCAATGGGTGTTTGCTTCTTAGCAATTGCATCTAATTGGCATAGCAATTCATGCTGTTGCGTTGTGCTACTTGAACTAAAGCGCTGTGCAATGAGTTCGAATGATTGTTCAAAAAGGTGATTTTCGAGATTACTCATGACGTCATTGCTCCTAAAAAATTAGTTGTGGGTGAAGTACGTATTGCATGGTTCTACCTCCATCCCGAGTTTCTCTTTCGCGAGATGAAGAAACGCACGAACCTGAACTTGGTTCTGTTCAAAGTCTTCCAATTTGAACAAAGGGAAATGCATAGAAACACCCCAACCTTGAAGCCCTTCGAAATAAGCCTCGGCAGCTTTAACACCATCAACAAAACCACCTTCATAGATAAGCACCGTGTCTTCATCTACAGAGACTTTTGTGAGCAATCTTTTCATGCTGACTCCTTTTCGCTGACTTTCAGGCTGTCGATTACCTCACCTGCCTGTTTGTGAACATCACGCCACATACGAATAAGCGCACTTTGTAAGTTTTCTTGCCCCTCAACTGGGTTTTGCGAGTATTTGCCAATATTCAGTGCCGCTGTATTTTCAATATTTAGCGCTTCATCTAACGTGTTAACTTGGATAACGATTGATTGCTTAGTTTGCATAAAATGCCCTCTAACTTAAGCCTGGGATTGGTGCACCATTAGCGATGAAGTCGACACCCATACTCAAGAACGGGGCTACGCCAGTTGTGCGGTTTTCAAGGTCGGTAATTAAATGCACAAGGTTTGAAATTCCACTTTGTGCTGTTTTGATAAGATTTTGTTTATGCGTTCGGGTTAAACGCGTTGTGCCGCCAAGGTCTAGTGCTTGTTGGGCTAGGTCACCCGAATAAATAGAATTGGCTAGGGCTCTTGCGGCTAACGTTTGTTCTTCGTTTCCTTCCATATCAAACCCCACAGTCACCACGCCGAGGTCAAGCAAAAGGCTGTTAACTAACGTGTGGTTGCCACTCGCTTTTGTGATTAGCAAAAGCTCAACAGGGCTAAGTACATGCGGTTGCTCTGGGTTTAACTTATTGCGCAGCATGGTTGGGCTCATACCCGCTTGCTTGGCAATCTCTGTCATATTCTCAGTGGCTCGAAACGCATGACATACTTCGTCAAATGCCTTTTGTTTGCGCTCACGTAATACGCACATAGCGACTTGTTCATCCATGTTTAACAATCTCTATAAGAAAGGGATAGACAAATGACAACTTAATCAATAGCCAAAAGGTAAACAGACTTGGGTATTTGGGCAGTTATCAAGAAGGAAGAACAAAAGATTTAGCCAAGCAGCTCTTTGGCTTCACGAGCCGCGAGTTCATGCATGGCAACCATGTTTACAAACGCTCGACCTTTAGTTTTGTCTTTCTTCTTCACAAGGATTTTTCCTTGTGCAACATAGTCTTTGATGGTTCCTACGGGTAAACCGGAGACGCGGGAGTACTCTTCGTAAGTCACGAATGGGGCGGGTATGGCTGGGCTGATTGTTGACATAATGGTATCCTGCTCGTTAGTTCAAACACATTCAGGTTCATTTGGCTTTGGTCGGCGGGTGAACCTGAGTACGAGATAGATTATTGATCGCCAATAGTTGAATTACAACATCTAAAAGTTGATCAAAAGCATAATAATGGATTTTTGAATGTCTGATAGAAAACAGATTCTTCCCTTGAATTATATGAAAGGCTCTGAATTTACTGAAAATTTAAAGAGAATAACCAAGAGTAGAACATTCCCTGATCTTGCTGAACTTTTGAATGTCCCAAAGGCAACTTTCAGCACTTGGAACCTTCATGAGCGCACATCACATGAACTAATGGTCAGGTTGCACCTGGCTTTGGGTGTTCCTATAGAAGAACTTGCCCTTTCTGAAGAAGAGCGAGCAAAGCTACCTGTCCACCAATCAACTACGGCAACGTCACAATTTCCAGAACAAGAAGCTGACAGCAGCTCTAGTCCACAACACGGGACTGTGATTTTGAAAAGCTACAACCTAGAGAATGGAAAGCTAATGCCTACAGGTGATATGCCCTACGCAAAGCGCATGTTTAACGGGTGGGATTTGAACGAGCTAGCGACCATTGAGGTTGAAACCAACCAAGCGCGTTACTTAGTGGATCAGTCGCAAAACGACGCAGTAAGTGGAAAGTATCTGATTAATATTGATGGCCGTCTGTCTATCAACTCAATTCAGCGCTTACCAAACAAGTTAGCAATCGCATTTGGTGATACCACCATGGAAGTATCTGAAGAAGACATCAAAGTTGTTGGCCGTGTAGCTGTAGTGTTGGAGAAGGTGTGATGGAAATCGATGACAATGTAAGATCAGCTCTATACCCTATAGCCCCTAAAATATATAAACGACTTTCAAATTCACTACATAGGGCACTGAATATATTAAGTGAATCTGAGCACTTACGTAAGGATGGGCAACTATACTCCTCTTTCAATCAGTTTTTCGAGATGTTTAATGCATTAGAAAATCAAGCTACACCATATCAACTTCATCGCCCACTAGCTAAAAGGCTGCATAGTGAAATATATTCGTTTATCCAGAACATCGATGCTATCCCCGCTAGGATAATAGGAATACTACAAGATCTTGCATCTCAACTTATGATAGCCATCGAAGATTCAAGAACTAACGAACTAGATGAACAAACAAAAGAACAAATAAGACATCTATTAGAAAGAAATAGAAAGCTGTTGGAAGACACACAGCTCTCTGTTCAGAATAGAGTTGATGAGGGGAGTGAAGCTATACGTTCTACCCTTCAATCAGTGCGTGATGAATTAGATACTCATGCGAACCGCGCCGAAATTCAGATAAAAAATTTAGTCTCTAAGGCTGAGCACCAAAATAAACTCCATCAAGCCGATTTAAAAGAATCATTTAAAGCTCATGAAGAAGAATCAACAAATAGAATTCAAGTTAAGATTCAGCAAGCTGAAACATTAATCAGTACCCTGAACGGCTTAGTCGAGGCCAATCAGAAAAAAAATGAAGAGTATATTGAACTCAACAACTCAGCAGTTAGAGCCCACGCTAAAGAAACTCGTGAAGATGCAATAGGTGCTATTGATGCCGCTACATCAAAGTCATTAGGAGAGGTACACCAAGCGCAATCTAATGCGCTAGCACTTTTTACTACCGAAGCACAAACAGCGACAGATAAAATTAATGGTCGTATAGATGAAGAAGTGAAGCTGTTTGAAGACAAGAAAAAAGAAATCACGGAGATCCTTGGTGAAATAAGTACAGCTTACCAAGCTGGTGCCAATACCAGACAAGCTGATGAAGAAAAAGCCGTTGCTGATGAATATAGGAAGAATGGCTTACGTGGAATGTATATCGCAATTGGTGTAACAGTTCTCATGTTTAGCGAATTTCTTGGGCTACATGTATGGAAGTCAGCAGAAGAGATCACTCAGATTAGCGAATTGGGTCCCCAATGGTTTGTACTTAGGATCATGACAATTACACTTCTTGCCTCACCAGCTATCTATATGCTCAAAGAGTCAGCAACTCATCGAAATAAAGAGAACCTATACCGACAACGTGGTACGCAGCTATCTAGTATTGGCGCTTATCTAGACGAACTTTCCCCAACGTCAAAGTCTGAATTAAAGAAAGAATTGGCAGCCAATTTCTTTAGCTTTTATGACGGAAAAGCAGATACCAGTAATGTCCCCGACTTCATCAAAAATATGAATGATGCAGTGAAAGTAGCGAAATCAATAAATGGGCAGACTAAAACGGAGCCCTCTCAGAAATAATATAAATATCGGTGCCACCATGCGTGGCACTTTTTTAGGAGTATTTGATACGAATGACGACTTCAATTTCAGCCACAGACATCGCTACCATTTCAGCTTCCGTTATCGCATGTATAGCATTCATAGTAAGCTCTATCACCTATGTGCAAACGACTCGTAGAGAAAGACGAATTAAGACTCTCGACTATTGGGAAACAGTTCAGCCCTCACTGATTGAAGCAAGACAATCCTTAAGCTCTATCCACAAGGGGGAATGGTCAACCGAAGATGCAAAGACACACCTGAACTCACCCAATTTGGAATTAATTTCCAAGGGCATCAATAGTTTCGAACGATTAGCCACAGGTGTGAACTTAGATATCTATGACTTGAAGGTTTTGAATAAACTTGCAGGCGAGATGATCGTTGATTCCTATCTTGCATATGCTCCCATAATTGCTGTTCGTGAAGAACAACTAGGGAAAAGTGACTCTTTCCGTGAGTTTGAAGTGTTATATAGCAAGCTTGATAAATTAAGAAACAAGTAAAAAAAGGCATCAATTTGATGCCTTTTTAGTTATTACGTGTATTACGCTAAAGCTCAGTAATAATCTTGCTCGGTAAACGTGTAAGCGTGAAATTATTTATTCCCTTAACTGACGCTGAATACGTTTCTTCATTTTCATCAAATGAAGCCGCAACGATACTTTGTAGTCCTCTTTCATTGGCCAAAGTACCTAACATGTTATTTACACTTTTTGTGCTCATAGAGTGTTGTGCGGGCTCATCAAATAGAATCAGACCGGGGTGGTTACCATTAGTGCTAGAAGATGCTTTATACAGCGCAATCAGATACGACCAGATTAAACGAACAAAGTCGCTTGCAGATGAATCTGATTTTAAATCCGTTGTACTTTCAGTATCTTTAAGCTTTCGTTCCGTTGGAGTGTCTATTTGCTCTCGAAGTTCTATTCCTTGTAAATAAGGTAACAAGTTCTCTTTCTTCACTTCGATTTCATCTACCTCTGCACTGCGATAGCCAAATTCAGACGCATATTGCTTGAATGATGAAGTAAATGCCTGAATTTTTCCTAGATCTGACTTAGTAAACTGATATTTCGACAACTGAGCGATTCTTTTATTCAAATCTTTGTAACGAGAAGATAAAGCCACCAATTGGTTTACAATACCCTCAACCTTACTTTCTAGTTGACGAATAACATCCTGACGGTTCTCAAGTGCAATTTTCTTTCTAATGTCGGCTTCTTTAATATCTGACGTTGATTTTATGTCCCGTTTCAGTGATACAAGTTCTTTCTTTTTTTCCATAACCTCACGGTTAATAGTGAGCAATTGCCCTTTATTCCGTTCTATATTTTTTTCTAAGCCATCTAATAGAGAGTTCGTCATTTTCCGTTGGCTATCAAGGTGAGTAATATTCTCTTCAATAGACATTGGCATCGCAATACTATCTGGCGGAACTAAAATATCATCAATCAAAGTTGAACATGTGTGGCACCTACCCTTTGCAATATCCAAGTCAGCTTCATCTGCACCATATTTAACCAGTTTCTGAGTAAGCTTATTAGCTTTTAAATCTTTTTCAATGCTATCTAACGTTGTTAGATATTGACTCAATTGAGATTCATCAACTTTAATTTGGCGACCACACATCCCTTGAAAAGTAAGCAACTCATCGATTCTATTCTGAGTTTGCTCAATGTCTTTGACTAAAGCTTCGGATGCATTTATAAGTGGTGCTTTCTCTGCCTTTGCTATGTCAGTGAGGCTACCAAACAATTGTGCTTTTACTTCAGATAAAGCTCTAGTTTCACCAGAGCTGATCTCATTAATCATTACCAATTGAGGGTCAAAATCAGTAGATGGTGACTTCGTAATACCAGAAACTGACAATAGTTTACCTTCTACTGCTAATTTAATCTCTGTCGCTAGTTCAGACCACTCACTAACAACTTGGTTTCGTTGAGTTTGTAGGTCATTAAGTTGTTTAGCACTTCTAAAACTATCGAGGTCTAGTAAGAAATTAGCTACTTTTTCTCGCATTCCGCTCACGCCGTAGTACGGTATGTTTGCGATGTAATCTGTCCAGCCTCTCTTTTGCTCAATCAAAAGCGCAGAGAACACGCTTTGAAGATATAGCTTAGTTTCACGACCTTGGTTATCTGAAAGGTTTGGTAGCTTCAAATCTAAAAATTTTTCTAGATACGCAAAAAAACCTCGAACTTCATCTTTCGCGGAACCTGGATCATGTACAAATGTATACCGACTCTTTAAATTAGCTGCCGATGAGCCGGATAAGTACGCTCCTTCAATAACTTGAATTAGTTTCGTATCGACGTCGTCAGACTTTATCACTCGCTTTAAGGTAATAACTTGACCTAAATGGTTGGCTAACTCCAAAAAAACCGTTGAGTTTACGACTTTCTTAATTTTGTCGTCGTGGTCAAACCGATCTTTCAAAGCATAAGGTAAAGTTGCATTTCCCTTAGCTCCTATAATCTCCTCCATCCCAAGTGCGTATATCAACGAGTTGACGAATGTACTTTTACCAGACGAGTTAGCGCCTCGAATGACATTGAGCCCAGACTCAAATTTAATACAATAGCCATAGTCACAATGATCTGTTGACGTTAACTTCACTAATAATTGATTAAATTTCATCAGCCCACCTTTTTGACGCTTCAGTTACCATCTTTTCAGTAATCCTTTTAGCTATAACCTTTAACTCACCAGTTTCTTGTTCAAATAATGTAAGAAGTTTAGACCCTGAAATGAAATCTTCGCCTTTAGTTGTCAACTTATAAGCACCATTAGACTGGCGAGCTAACAACCCTTCTGCAATTGCATGTGCCAAAGCCATATTGAGAGATGGATCTATACCCCAAACACCAATTACCAGTTCTTTTCTTTCGGAAGAAAGCAGTAGAGCCTGCATTCGTTTTTCTTCCAACATAGCCCAATTAAAAAGATGTAATTTCAGTAAACTTGCTTTGCCCCCTGAGCAGCAAAGCTTCAATATCATCAAAATTTTTCCTACTTTATACATAGGTCTAAGCTCAGGAAGAACTGCCGTTCTCTTACGAGAAAAGCTCAATTTACTCATTCTTCAATCCTCATTGGGCATTCTGCAATCCATTTGGCTACCATATGTCTCGAAATTAAAGCTAAATCTTCATGTTGAATAAGTGAAACGTGAGGGTCTTGCTTTAATCTATCCACTAACATCGTTTCTATCTTCTCAATTAGACTTTGCGGCTTGTCTTCCCAAGTCGCCGACATCATTTCAACATCGTCTTCAAAGTTATTTATGATTTTTGCAATTCTTTGATACGATTCTGGAGACTGAACAAAAATGGTGTCAAAAATGCCATAACCTTCCAGGTAATGTTGCTTTGTTTTTTCATTAAGCATTTCATGAACTTTAGGTTTGTATACTTCTTTAACTTTGCTGCGGATTTGATTTTTTTCGACAATATTATTGTCATAAACCGTAGTAAGTTCTGGCTTAGAAATATACTCGCCATTGTACTCGGTAAACCTTAAACAGCCTGAACTAAGCTGTTGTTGAAACCTAATTTCTTGTAAATATGAACCAAGGTCTTTCACTAACACTTTAAAATCTTGTGAAATGAACGGTAGCCCTGCATCTATAATTTCTTTTTGCTTGGCACGCGCATGAGCATGTATTTCATGCTTACCAATTCTTGGTGTGATAAACAGCCATTGATGAATCTTTGAATTACCGAAGTACTTTACAAGCGCATCTTCATTGCTAACAAGTTGACCTATATCTTTAGTTAACTTATCTCTCTGTTTTTCGTACAATGTTTTCGTATCATAGTTTTGATCTGGGCAATAACACTGAGTCAAAATCCCTTCAGCCAAAACAAAGCCTTCAATTCCTAAATCACCAGGTGATGCAACCATTTCTTGATAGGTGTCATATTTTCGTTTGAAAACAGCTTGGATGAGGTCTTCCCAACTATCACCATTCAATGGACCGATTTCACTTTGAAACATGGATGTAAGTACCCATAAAAATATAAAATATTTATCATCATACGCACTCGGTCGCACTCAGTTAAACCTTATACTTGAAAGGGTTACCACCTTAGTTATATATGTGAACACCACCTCATAACAAACCGAAATAAATAACTCATTTATCATTAAACAAGTGAGCACTGGAATATGAATCACAACATACACTGTATAAACAAACAGTATTACAAGGTGCCAAAAATGTCTATCAGAAACTTAAAGGTAGTTAGTGAGATGCACTTTTAATAAATCCTAATTGGCCTTACACAATTTACCCTGGAGCTTTAATCTTGCAGGCCAGCGAAAGCAACACAGCACAATGATTGCTGTAGGTACGAGTACAAAAATATTCTGCTCATTGTAGAAGGCGTACCACAGCGAAGCGATGGCAAAAACACCAGGAACCACGAACCGATGAAAAGTGGTCAATCGACTTGCTAGATATAACCCTGCCAATGCGTTTAACCCTAACCAAACAAAAGATTGCCATGAACCAATAGATGATTTGATTGGAGCAGGTAAGTAAACAAGCGCAAACCCTTTCATTGGCGACAATAAGTCTGCCGCTAAATGAATACTTATCCCTGCACATAACCCGGCAACAACAGGCTTAGTGACGTTTGATTTAACAAACAGCAGTAGCAATGGGAGCAATAGGCTATGGGTCACGATAGAGCGGTGATGTAAAACGCTCATCAATTTCAAATCTAAGTCAGGCAAGTACAACCCTAGATAAAGAGCAAAGGCAAATATGGGTACTGATATGACGTTATTAATACTGTAGCTCCAATATTGATATTTGATGATGGAAGGTGAATTATACGTTTAGCTTTCCTGGTGCTTCGTCAAAATAAACCAAATACATTGTTCTTGCCATCTAGGTCTAAGCCTTTCATCTGATGGTGTTTTGGTTTTCCTTCAAACAACAAGATATAGAGCTTGTTCTCTCTGCATGTTCCTACTACATAGTGATCTTTTTGTATCACGTATTCAATCACGTCAGCTTCTTCATCTGTGCATAAATACTTAATATCGACGAGCTTCACCTTCTTCAAACCGATAATATTTTTAGCCTCAATAAAGCCACCGAACGGCGCGGTAAATCGACTTCCTCGCTTTAGAAGCGCATCCACCGACCCATCATTTTTTGGGTTCATCCCTAGCGGCCCATCACCGTTCATTCTGAATATGCTATAGCCAGAGCTAACCTGAATTGATTGAAACATAGCGAACCTAATTAGCCTTTTCTAAAACCAGAATCTTAAAAAGTAAACATGTGCCTTAATCTCAATTTAAAACATTGTTCTACGTTTTAGTCCGATTTACACTGTATGGACATACAGTTATTTTAAGCTTTATTATGTCTATCCGCAATTTAAAAGACGGCTCTAACAAACCATGGATATGCGAATGCTACCCAAACGGCCGCGATGGTAAACGTATTCGAAAGCGCTTTGCGACTAAGGGCGAGGCTGCGGCTTTTGAACGTTTCACTATGAATGAGATCGACGACAAGCCATGGTTAGGGGAAAAAGCAGATAACCGTAGGCTAAAAGATTTGCTCGATACCTGGTGGGAGGTTCATGGCCACACGGTAAAAACGGGTCAGAACTCATATGATGTTATGGCCAAAACGATCGCAATGCTAAATAACCCCTTAGCGCGACTATTCACGAAAAAAGACTATTTAGCCTATCGCGCTAATCGAGTTAGTCATCATCCTAGCCGTCCAAATATTACTATCTCAGCCGCTACCCATAACATCGAGCTAAAAACCTTGCGTGCTATGTTCAGTCGGCTAATAAAGTATGACTTATGGAAGCTGCCGAACCCATTAGCGGATATTGAACTTGTCAAAAGTACCGAGAAAGAACTTAGCTATTTAACAAAAGAACAAATACCTGCCGTTCTTAGTGCTATAGCCGCTGATAGCAGCCTTTCAGCAAAGCAAATTTACACTGCAGCTAAAATCTGTTTGGCTACTGGGTGCCGTATAGGGGAAGCTCTTTCCCTCAAACGTTCTCAGTTAACAAGATACAAACTGACCTACACTGAAACGAAAGGTAAGAAGAATCGATCAGTTCCTATTTCTCCTGCTTTATATGAAGAGATACTAGGGAGTTCAGCAAGTGGGCACGCCATATTCGATGTTACTTACCACTCCGCTTGGAAATGTGTAAGACGATCATTACCAAATCATGTACCGGAAGGGCAAGCCACTCACATTTTTCGACATACCTTTGCTAGCCACTTTATGATGAATGGTGGCGACATTCTGGTATTACAGCGTATTTTAGGTCACAAGAAGATAGACCAAACTATGGCTTATGCTCACTTCGCACCAGAGCACTTAATACAGGCCGTTGAACTAAACCCGCTAGAAAATTAA